CAACGCCTGCGGCATCGGTGGCAGCATTCCAGCGTGGAAGAGAATATCCAGCTCACGCTCGATCAATGGCCCAAGGAATTCTGATTGCTGCCGGCCCATTGTTGGCGCCAATAACGCACCCTTCTCTTGGGCCCGTAGCATCGCCTCGGTTGCCGTCATCGCTGGCGACTCCACAAGGATCTGGAATAAAGTCACAAGGAATGCGTCATTGATGGCCTTGCGCCTCCGCTCAACCATCTCCTCGCCAATGTCCACCCGTGTCTGAGAGTTGAACGCATGAACAACAGGCTGTCCTTGGTCGTTCACACCCCCGAAGTTCATTCCCCCAGGCTTGAGGTTCATCACCGTGAGAGCGCCATCCTCCTGAAGCAAAAGCGGCGGATGCACTGCAAGTTGCCCCGCTCGGATGATGGTCTTGCTCATCTCATTCGCCATTTTGATCTCTGGCAGGATCGTCATAGCTGGCCCGCGGCCGTACTCCTCTTTCGGCCCGACCATATAACGCCCGATCGCGTACGGCATCTTACGGTATCCACCCTCTGAGACGATGCCCTTGGCGCGCACCTCAACATAATACGAGCACACCGGCATTCCCTTGGCGTCTTTGCGCCCGTGTTGCCGGTTCTCGTTGGGAAATACTGCATGGATGAACTCGTGTTGAGTCTCCGGTGCCTTCTCGAAATCCGTCAGAAGCCTCACACTCAACCGATCCTTCCCGAACTTCTGAACCGCTTGGCGAGCCGTCAGGTTGAACTTGCGGTAGACCGAATCAATTACGCCCTGGTGATTCTCGGCAATGCACATCTCAGCGAGATGCACGGACCGATAACGGATCCCCCTGCCCACATGCTCATCAATGAACATGCCCCCCGTCCCAAACGCCCCGAGCGAGCCATACACGTCATTAGCCTGGGAAGCGAAGTTGGCGGTTGGTGCGTACCGATTCTTGAACATCACGTCCACCGCCTGATCACACCAGACCTTCACCTCGTCATTCTCGGCCAGCGACTCGTCACGAGGCCGCAAGCCATGCCAGCGCTGTGTGCGAGGAGTCAACATTGACTCCATCGCAGCCGAAAAGCGCTCGAGCGCTAAGGGTGCAGTTGCATCAAAAAGCTGCTCTGTGTGTTTGTCCCCTGGTACACGCCCAGCCGCACGAAACCAATCCGACCGAGGCAAAACAACCTCGGCAACCTCTTTCCAATGCGCCTCCCAGACCGAGCGAGCGCCCAGCATCTGCTCATGCCGTAAACATAGCTCTGTAGCGTCCATGATTATGATCCCAGTAATTGCTTGAGTGACCCGCCAGAGGTGGACGCCACCCCTTGCTTGCCTGCAAGGATGTTGCTTGCCATGCCTTTAGCTTGGCCAATCTGGTCCTCTTGTGCCACACGCTTACGCGCCTCATCTACAGTTGGCGCAACCGCTGGCGCCGGTGCTGGCTTAGGAGGAGGAGGAGGAGGAGGAGTGCTGATTTTCGGTGATAGAAAGCCCATATTACATGATTGCTGAGGTTGCTCTGTTGACGTGTCGGTCTGGTCTGCGAATGAGATTTGCCGCTTCCCCACCGCCCACCATCAGGTACTGGAGCGACTCAGCTACGTGCGAATAGTGGTTCTTGTCGGGCTTATCTTGGTACCGTTCAGCACCAGAAACTTGCACACGCTTGTAAGTGTACCCACCCGCCATCGCCTTGCGCAGAAGCTGGCACCGAGGATGGACAAGAAGCCCAGGCTCTCCATCAATCAGGCGAGAACACGCGACAGCCACAGACTCACGCCGCTTGATGAAATCGTTAGTGGCTGCTGGTACTGCGGAAATACCATTAGCTCGCAGGATCTGGAACGGTGTCACCTCATCGGTCTGTGCGCGGATGTCTCCGGCCGGATCCCCCGTGAATTTCTCGACAGTGTAACCTGCGTAGTCCTCTCTGATCTTTTGCGCCAACAATTGTGCGAACCTCACCGCACCCATATCCTCAGTGACGAGCTCATCGCAAATGCGCCACTGACCCATTGGCGTACGCTGTGCAATGGTTGCCGCTGGCGTTAACCCGAAATCGATGCCCACATACAACGGGAGCCTTGGCGTGGTCTCGAACTCGCGCACATGCAACGAGTCTTTGAATTCTGGGTAGACCGGCTTGCCGTCACGCACGAAACCGTACTCAGCGTTGACGTACACCTTAACCCAATCGGGATCTTTGCCGGCCAACTGCCGCTCGTAATACGCCCGCCCATGCGCTCGCCTGATTGGATGGCCCAATGGTAACGACAGAGACTCAGGCGTCTGATTGAGCCAATCGAGATTTTCAGCATTGGGATCGAGTCCCCCTGGCTGATTGTAAAACTCCCAGCCCTGCGGGTGATCCTCTTCCGCCAATCGATACCACCAGTTATCATTGTCTGGTGGGTTGGTGTCAGCGATCACGCCCGACCAAGTGGCGCCATCTTTGGGATACCGGCCCACACGGCCAGTCACCGAGTCAACGACAGCCTTGGCGATCTCACGCGCCTCATTCAACCAGATGCCGGTGAATTCAATCCCCAGGAGCTTGGCAACGTCAGCCGGACGATCGAGAGAGATGAAGATCACCTCAAGATCCACCTCACCCACGTTGATGTGATGCGTTGGCGGTCCAGTGTCCACCCATCGGCCAATATTAGGCGGCACCCATTGATGCCAGCTCTTGATGCTGGTGGTTCTTAACTCTGGGTATGTGTTCCGAATCACACCCCACCGGCTTACACGCTTGCCGGTGGCTCCAATACGTTGAGCCCCTGCCCTGCGCAGTATCTCCATGATACAGGTCGTCGTCTTAGCAGATCCAAACGGGCCTTTGATGCCACGAAAGAACGCATTCGAGCGCATAAACGCACGAGAGACGGGACCAGCCGGCGTGAAATCGATCTCGATCAATCGTCACCCAGGTTGATTTTGATATTGAGCCCACCCTGCGCTGAGTGCTCCACGCCCACTTTGTCCCCGTATTCACGAGGCAAAAGCTTCGCTAACAGCCGGAATCGTGTCTCAATGCGCGTTTTACGATGCGTCTCAGCACCGGAATCCACGCCATTCATGCCCATGCGGGCGGGTTCATCTGCGATCTCGATAATCTGATCAGCCAGGACTCGAGCCCGAGACTCACGCGCGCGCGTTGATGCTGTGCAAAACCCTGCATCTTCAGCAGTCTTTCTCCAGAGTGTTGATTGCGCAATTCCCACAGCCTCACAGGCTTGCCGATCACTCATTCCCTCAGAGATGTGCGCTAGTATGCGCTTCTCCAATTCACCATCCCACACCGTTGGTCTGTGTGCTGGTTGCTTTGGCTCTTCGCTCGCATCCAACCGCTTGGCCCGCACCTTCGGTGCCTTTGATGGTAGCGACCTTTTCTTGCCACCTGTCGAGCTTTTTTTGGCCATATTAGCCCACGTTCACAGGTTCCGCTGGCGTCGGTGTCTCGGATGCCACTGGCTCCGGTTTGGTGGCGTCCACCGGATTGTGCTGCGCGTCAAGCTGTGCCTGATGGTAGCCCGCTCTGAATACGTTGAGGAGTTTCTGCTCCAGCGTGCCGGCCTGTACCCAAATCTGCCCAATAACGTGGCACATAGTTGAGTGCTCCCACGCCTGCATGGCTGCGTGTGCTGCGGATTCCGCTTTGTCAGCGATCGCGTGGAGGTCGGCTTGAATTGTGTGTTTGAGATGGTCGAACATGGTGGCGTCCACCGTGTATCATTTCTGAACACACCTCAAGCCGAGAGTGTTCAGAGATTGAACATGCGCCATACAAAAAAACACCCTCCCAATCTGCCACTCAGCAGTCAGGAGGGTGTTTGCTATGATTCACTAGAACCCAAAAACCGAGGGAACGCTATCCGGTGGCGTCCACCCTCGCAACCTTTTTTCGGGATCGCGACGGCTTTGCCGCCTCCACCTCGACGCACTCCATCCCCTCCTCTGCGGGGTGGCGCCCCTGACCCCCTGGCGTCATCGTCCGGCCCAGCAGCGCGTGCGCTCGCAGTCGGCTGCCGGTGCCCTGCGCGTTGGGTGTCGTGATGCAGTT